AGACATACAAGTCTTATGGCGTCAGATATTGCGACTGGTACTGATGATTTGCCACCACCTTTTCCAGTACCTAGGGCACCTGCATCCCTTTCAGAAAATGCAGTTAATTTATCGATGCGCAAAGCTAAAGAGCGCGTTTTCTATACGAAAACAAAAGTGGTGGAACCACACCAAGTGTGGAAAGGAATATTTCATGAAAAGATGATGAGGGAACTTAACTTTTTGTCTATGCATGAAGCAGTCTTTGGTGATCCACTTAAAAATAATGTACATGGTTTAGATTTTTCTACATCAATGGGTTACCCTTGGACTTCAAGAGGGTATAAATGTGAACATATCTTTAAAAGAGGTGTTCCAGGAAATGTCAAATGTAATGAGCCAGCTTGGTATAAAAAGCTGCGAGCCTATGGTCAACATGCAGAGGTGCAGTTGCCAAATATGCGACCCGTTGAAATAGCGGAATTTGAAAAATGTGATCCCGCTGAAACAGAATGGATTCATCCAGAATTTCAGTATGTAGTCTATGAACGAATAAGACTACGTTTAATGGGAGTAACACCATTGGTAATCTTTCAGTTTTGTTTGAAAGATGAAGATCGTGATTTAGATAGGGTAGAAAAGGAATATACCCGTTTCTTTGCTGTAGGTTCCAAAGATTTTACAGTAGAAGGACGAATGTTAATGGGCGATTGGATTAGCCTTTTTGAGACCACATTGGGTGGCGATTCAGCAGTTGGAGTGAATCCGTACTCCACAGGATGGAAAATCCTACTTGAGAAATTGGAACGAATTTCCAAGAATTTTGTCTCCCATGATGTAGGGGGTTATGACTTGCATTATCAAGTCTACTATATAATTAATGAATTTGCAAAACATGCAAAGATCCATCATTGTATTTCTGACCTAGTAGTTCAGCTATGGTCATCATATTTGTGTTCAACTTTTTGCACACTAGTGGCATATAAGAAATGGTTGATCTTAATCATTCAAATGCCAAGTGGATGTATTATCACATGTGTGCTGAATACTGTTCTTAATTCAGTAACACATCGTAGTTGTTGGTTTATTATTTCAGATGAACCTTTTGATAAGATGAATGCAATGTGGGGTTTTGGAGATGATTCAAATGTTGCAGTTCGTTATTTAGCAGATTGGGATGGAAAGGAAATAGCTTTATTGCGAAAAATGTACTTTGATCAGGATTGTACAGAGCAAGATAAAACACCCAAACTTAAAACACATATTTCACCTTCTGAAACAGTGTTTCTGCAACGTAGTTACGTTCG